TAGCTCTTGTTGCAGTTCCAGGAGCTTTTCGTCTGAAAATTCGCTTGCCGGTACTAAAACGTCGCCTGACGTTGGCCCAGGTTCAACTTTCGGAGTGCCCGGCAAGTGAGCCTCCGCGGGTTTTAGCCCCTCTTTCTTCGCAGCGGCTTCCTCATGCGCTTTGATTGTTTCTGCCTGTTTTTTCAAGGCCTCGTCAGCTTTCTTCTTCGCTGTCTCTGCATCGGCCTTTGCCTTCTCTTCTGCTTTCGCTTTTGCCTCTGCGGCAGATTGCTCCGCTGTGGCCGCAGTCAACTTCTCTTGTGCGAGTTCCAGTTGTGCTTCTGCCCTCATGATCTCGCCGGTTATCTCTGCCAGCGTTCCGGGCGGGAGATTAAGCGCGGCCTTCGATGCTATGAGCTCCGCTGTGGCATCCTCTTTCGCCCTGGCCCTTTGCTCGAAGTCAAGTATCTTCACCTTTCCCTTGTCTGCAGCATCGATGATGCCTTTGAGATCTTCCTTCGGCGGATACAGGTCAAGGATAAGATCAATCTTCTTTTGATCGCTCAAATCCATGAAAGCGCCGACGTCAACGGCCTTGATGCCTCCGGACTTGCCGAGGGTTTCATAGTAAAACTCTTTCGCGGAGCGGGCCCCATTGACCTGATGGGCCTGGGTGATGCTGTTAGCCTTTTTGAAGAATCCGCGATCAAATTTGAAGTTGTTGTCGAGAGTGAAGCCAACAACCATCTTTTCCGGAGAGGATGAATAGGCCGCGAAGATTTCCGGATTAGTTTTCTTCGCGGACCCGGGAACGTAGCCCATCAGCGCCAGCATCAGGGCGTCCCGCCTCGCGCTTTTCCCCGCTCCATTCGGACCAAGAAGCAGGGTAAGCCTCCCAAGGGGCTGTTCAAAGGTCAGCCCCTTTATAGATTCACCTTTAATAGAGGTTATCATAGGCCTATGCCTCCATCAGCTCGGTTACTTTCTCCATGATCTTCTTCGCAGTATCAACCTCGTACTGATCTGCTTCGAGCTCTTTCAGCTCGAGAGCAAAACACGCCTTTGCAAATTCATCCGGCATACTCTTAATTACTGCCCGGAGCTGTTGAATGACCTTTTGATCTTCCTTTGGCCTGGCCTTCTTCTTTTCTTTGGGCTCTTGTGCGGCCCCTTCTTCCTTGTGCTCGCCTTCCGCACCAGCGGCATGAGCCGTTTCGTCAACCTCGCCGGCATTGACCGCTGCTATATCCGTTTCGTCCAAAGTATCCACTCCGGAAGTGAGCTCAATCTGCTTAAACTCCGATCTGTCACCGGAAACCATGGCGCTGATTTTTGTTTGGAGATTCTTGTAGGTCGTCGGGTCCCATTTAATGATGTTGCCGCTGGTAGGCCTCCATGCGATCACAGGAATATTCCATACGCCTGTTTTATCCGGAGCCTTTTGGAGCCCGCTTAAATGCTTTAAGGCGTTCCTGGCAGCGTGTGTTTGGGCGAGCTGCAGGGAGTTCTTAATCATCTGACTAATATCAGCGTACCAATCAAGAGCCTCATTGTGGCTGGCATTCACCCACAGGGAGCTTGCCTTATCAAATTCGTATTCAATCCAGGAGCCGTTCTCTTCCGGTGGGTTTGCTTTTTTGGCAAGGATTTTGAACGCCTGTTGATACTTCTTAGCCTTCGCTAAAAATTCAATGTTCCTTCGATTGTTAATATCGAAGATAACCGTACGGTCGGATACGATCGGCAGCCCCATGGCTGATAGACGGAAAGCTGCCGCCCGAATTGCCCAGCCGGTCCAATCGCCGTTTGCATCATGGAGCGCTGCGGGGTTTGCCATGGGCTTGCCATAGACCATGACCTCGACGGGGAAGATCACGCTGGCCGCTGCTTTCTCTGCCCACATTTCATAACCTTGGGCGGATACGATAATCACGCCTCCGGCTATCGGAAGATTCACCAATCCACCATTTACGAGGCTTAGTTGGCAGATCTGCTTGAATGCCCTGACTTCCCCTTCTTTGTCACGAAGGGCAAATACCTCGTCTGTGCCCAGGGCGAGTATGTTATTTTCGACTACCGCCAGTAGGAGCTTTGCTTCCTGGGGATAGTCCTTCTCGATTCTTTTCACCGCGTCCAGCGGTTTCAACTGTACCGCCGGAAGTTTTGTCGCTGCTGCTTCTTTCGTCATTTCCTATGACCTCCTTATAATAATAAAGTTATGGTTGTGATTCTTCTCCACTGCTTTCAACAGCATCAGGGCCAGCCTGGTTTTTCGGTAAAGCCGCTTCCGCCAATTCGAGTGAAGCCTGTTGATCTGCGCTGGACAAAGGCGCCGTACGGACGACGTGCACACCGAAGTCAGTTTCTAAATCTAACCGCGTTAAAGTTTTCGTCATGTTCCGAAAGTCCAATATCCACTCACAATCGACGTTCCGGTATTCGTAACCGCTGTTGATCTTCCGTGCCAGGAGTCCCAGGGCTGCCTCTCTTTTCTTTATATCGGCAGTAAGGTCGGCCATTACTTCTTTCTTCCGGTTTTCAAACTCCTGTAGATCCTGATACGTCCGCGCCTGTTCCTGGCTCATTTCAATGATCTCTTCCTGGCTAAATTTACAGGGAAGATACTCGACGCATTTCCGGTACTGGATTTGCGGGTCCGGTACCGCATCAACAATCTCGTCGTCCTTCATCGTTCTTCTCTTCCTCATTTGGCCATAAAACATCTTTGGCCTCTTCGTGGGCGGATGCCCGTTTATACAATCCGGCTTCGTAGGAAAGGCCGAGAGCCCTTTCCACGGCCGCCATGCCGACGACCTGTGCTTTGAATAGGTTACTCACTGCAAACTCCTTTCCATCCTTTCCGACAGGATTACGATGGCGCAGTTCCCCTTCCGCCCTTCACGTTCAACCCACCACTTACATTGCATCCCGGCGCAATAGCTGAAAACGAACGTGGACTTCTCGAGCGCTCCTGGCACCAGCGAGGCCATATTGAATATGAACGAAAGAGGACATAACAATTTATCTTCCGCCATAACTACCTTCCTTTCTTAAAATGTGCTCCGGCGCCGATCTCCTATCAACGCCGGAGGCACCTGCAAATATGATTGTCTGATCCGCTGCTTTTATCCTTCTCTCCCTCTCCCCTCTCCACAAAGCATAGTGGGCTTAATTGACCTTCAATATTCCGCAGGCGATCTGATTTCTTCGGCGCTCCCTCTCCTGATCGCCCGACCATTTCTTCCTGCCGCGTAAAGGCTAAACCTGATCTTGCCGGAGCCTTTAGGTTTTGGCTCTGCTTTCCGTTGAAATCTAAACAGGGCTTTCAGATCATTTATGTCCATCTTCTTTTTCCTCTCTTTCCTTCGGACAATCCGCTGGTCTTTTGACATTGACCTGGGATGATGAAAGGCGCCGCGCATCTATGCCGCAGCAATCATCCATTGTTATTTTTTCACAAAGCAGACAGGGTAAATTTTCCAGTTCCATGATCTATTTCCTTCCGAATAAGATTAAAAACAGCGTCAATGCTACAATCACCAGGACCGCCAACATGCCCTGTCCGTAGATCGTTAAATATCTTGTGGCTCGTCGTCTGTTCATAAGTCCTCCTTTATATAACTGCCCCACAAAGCCGCCGGGCTGTGCCGCAAGGCAATAGCGGGGGCCGGAATCGAACCGACACATTCAAGGTTATGAGCCTTGCTGGGCACCACGCCTCCCCGCGATTAAAAGATCACTTTACCCTACCTCCCCACCGCCGCGATCTGAGCGCGTGAGGGTCGCTTTCGTCTTCCTTCCGCCGTGCCGTTTCCTTGTAGGGACAATCATAAAAGAGCGTCCAGAAACCAACATTGCAGATGAAAGCTGTAGAGAGCTGTTTTCGGGTCATATCGTTACCTCTTGCGAGGATGATGAACGTAAAAAATTCGGGCTTGCAAACTCACCAAATAGTTCTATTGCATGCAGGTCATAGGCGAGGGCCGCGCAGAATTGGCATGGGAAAACACCTATGATATGTGCTTTATAGTTTGATGTGATTTTAGATAACCAGACATCAGAAAAGCGCGACACACCTTTATAGTGGGACGACATTGGCCTCGTTGACTTCTTTTTGTTCTGTGCATTTTGCGTGTACGTTGCAAGGCGAAGATTGCCCCTTCTACAATCAAGGCCGTTGCCATTTTTGTGATCGACCACGAATCCCGCAGGAACGTCAAGAATGTGGCGATCCATCTTTCTGTCGGCAGACGTCATACCCGGTGCGCGGCTTGATCGAATCGCATACCACTTGCCTTGACTCTTTCTTTCCGTGGCAATCCACTTGAATTGATTTAGGCGCTCAAAATCCTCGTCGTCAACGATTGCGACCTTGCCTTTGTTTAGCTGTATTTCTTTCATGTGATCTCCGGATTTTTTGTTGCTATGGTGGGATAGTACACTAAGACATGTATCTTGTCAAGGATTATTTTACATCTTGACAGAATGCATCGTGTAGTGTATAATCCCACCCATGACTAAAATAGACCGGCTTCGCAAACACTGCATCCGGCTCATGGCCGAGAAGGGCTATGCCAAAAGGGGAGGGCAAAGCGTACTTGCTGAACGCATGAATATTAACCGCAACTCGCTGTCAATGGCACTCTCCGGCTATCGTTCCGGGCCAGGTGCGGAGCAAACGTTGAACAATTTAAAAAAAGAGCTCGCGCAGATTTAAATAAGAATAGGGAAGGGGCACAGAAACCCCCATGTAGCCCAGCCAGCACATGCTTTTTATGTCTCTTCCCTTTCATAACATATTTTTTCTGTTCTCTAAACATCTTTTTCGTAGGAGCCACCATGCACGACATCGACGACATCGACAAATGTACCGAAGTCTTTTCCCTAAAAATCCCCGAAGTTACAAAACTCAAACTCGACAAGTTGAGCCCTTCCATAAAAAAGAAACTAAGAGAAGAAATCCTTTATGCTATGGCCCGCGTTCTTCATGATGCTGACTTTGACCCTAATCTATATCTGAAGTCGGAATGACGCAAGGTATACAAGGTGATAAATGGTTTTTAAGGTAGACCCTTTGAAATTGCAGGGGTTTTCTGAGAAAGCGGTAAACGAATGAACCTCTTTACGATCACAGTACCAGGGAAGCCAATAGCAAAGAAGAGGCCGAGGTTCTTTCGGCGCGGGGAATTTGTCGGTACTTATAATGACCAGCGCACCGCGGAAAGCCGCTTCATGTGGGAGTGCCAGGCCCAGCTTATGAAGATCGGCTGGATTACGCCTATCGCTCGAGATCTGCCGGTCGAGCTCGTCTGTAAGTTCTATTTCGATTACCCGAAAAAAGAGCGCAATATTGATTGGTCGACGACGCGGTTTTACGCAAAGCGGCCGGATCTGGATAACCTGGTCAAGTTTATCAAGGACTGTTTTAACAGCTTCGTATGGCACGACGACGCCCAGGTGGTCCGGATTAGCGCCTTGAAATTCTACGGCCTGGTACCCAGGACGGAGATCTCGGTTGGAACGATGGAGAAGGAATGAAAGAAGAAGAATTACCCTTATTCAATCTGCCGACCAATATCGATATACCAACCTGTAATCGTAACGAGGCTTATCAGAGTATTCGGCCGGAGCTGGGCCGCCGCCAGGAACAAGTGCTGAATGTCATTAAAATGCACTCGCCTATCTCCAAAGGAGATAGTTAATGTTAACGGTTAGTTATTTCAGCTCCGGTGTTTCATCGGCAGTAGCCACGAAATTGGAAATAAATCAGATTGACCGGATATTTTACACCCATATTAACGATCAACACCCTGATACGATGCGCTTTGTGAAGGCTTGTGAGGCATGGTTCGGAAAGCCAGTGGAAATATGGCAATCTCCATATTTTAAAACCGTTGACGAAGTTTGCCGTTATCGAAAGTTCATTAAGGCCCCAAATGTCGGAGCACCTTGTACAACGGTCTTGAAAAGAGATGTGCGTAAGCGGTTTGAATACGAAAACACAGATAATTTGCGAGTGGTGTGGGGCTTTGACTGTAATGAAAAGAATCGTATCGTAAATATCAAGCAGCACATGCCTGAGCAGGAGCACATTTTCCCTCTGGTCGAACGGAATATCACCAAAGAAGAAGCTCATGAGATTCTGAACGCTAGTGGGATAAAACGCCCTGTCATGTATGATATGGGATATCACAACAATAATTGCATTGGCTGTGTTAAAAGTGGTGGGATGGGATATTTCAACCGAATAAAAATTGATTTTCCAGAAGTTTTTGCATCACGGGCAAAGCTGGAGCGTGATTTAGGGTTTTCGATTATCCCGGGAATTTACCTTGATGAACTAAAACCAGAGCAAGGTCGCCACGATCCGCCTATCACTGGGGATTGTGGGATTTTGTGCGAGGCAATGGCACTTTAGGCAGTTTTATACACTTCTTTTTCTTTTTAGGTTTTGGGCGATATGAGAGAACAACATCAACAATTTTATCGAGTTCGGGAGGGGTCTTTTTCATTCTGGAAGTGTATCAAGAGGCAGGTTCAATCGAGTTTACAAATTTAATTGCGGATAGGCCACCGGTGCCGATAAGGCCGGTTTCCCGACCGGCTTTCCGCTAAAATAATCGGGCAAAACTACGGGAGGTTTTATGATAAGCGGCAAAACCTATGCGGAGAAGCTGAAAGACCCACGATGGCAGAAGAAACGCCTGGAAATTTTCGAGCGTGATAAGTGGACGTGCCAGGCCTGTGGCGATACAACACAGACACTTAACGTACACCACCGTTTTTATAAAAGTGGCCTGGACCCCTGGGAGTATAACGAAGTTGACCTTGTAACCCTGTGTGATAATTGCCACGGGATTGAACGAGATCAGCGGGCAGAATGGGAGCAATCATTACTTTTGGAGCTTCGATACTCATGTTTTGTGGGGGATTTAGAAAAAATATGTTTTGCCCTGTGTGCAAAAGGAACCCTCGAATATTTATACAAGGCTGGCACAGAAATTATGCCGAAGGGGGGGGAATAGCATGGCAAGACCCGAGCGTAAAGACGTGGACTATTTTCCCTTCATTGTAAAGGACGGAAGAACCCTTTTTGTCCTGGAATCGAAGTATGAGCTGGCCGGCATAGGTTTCTTTACTAATCTGTTCCGGTTTCTCGCAAAGCAGCCGGACCATCATATATGTATTGGGGATGCCTCGGACCGCATGTATTTCTTTGCCAGGGTGAAATGTAAGGACGAAAATATGGGTATGGATATGCTCGACATGATGGCAACGACGGGCAAGATCGACGCCCCTTTATGGCGAGAAAAGAGGGTAATCGCAAGCGAGGATTTTCTTGATTCTATTAAGGATGCGTACAAAGACAGGAAAAATCCCATCATCACTATAAATGAAATACGGGCGCTTTATGCCAATAACCGAGCGGGTAATGCGGTTTCTGGTGGGGATAACGTGGCAATAACCGAGTTTCCTTCTCAAAAAGAGCCGGATAATACACATACTAAACTAAAGGATACTAAACTAAAGAAAAGCAAAGGGGAGGGATTACCCGAACGGGAAAAGAAAAAGACCGAAAAAGGAGAGTTTAATGCCTTCCTCACACAGTATGGAATAGTGATTGGAAAGATCATGCAAAAGATAACCAATCGGGTCCAGGTAAAGCATGCTACTAATTGGGCAGAAGGACACTTCCATGATGGAACAAATCGTGATGCGCTTTTACACACACTTGAAGCCGTCGTAAATTCAAAGAAGCCAATCATAAACATGTATAAGTACCTGGACGATATTCTATCGAAAGAGAATGGCAATTACAACGAACGCGAATACCAGGAAGAGCATAAAGACGATAAAGGCAGCCCCGAGGAAGATAAGAAGGCACTCGAAAGCCTGGGTAGTGTTTTGAAAGGCATTATACCGGCAGAGAACCATGACGTCACAATAAAAGCACAGTGTGGTAAGTGTAATAAATTCTATGACCATACCCTTGTTGAAAACGGCGTATGCTGTTTTTGTAATCCAGGCATCATAACAATGAAGTGCCCTCAATGCACCAGGACCGTCGGTAAGAACATTCTTAACCAGGACACAGGACTTTGTATTCACTGCGAGCCAAGAGCGACACATGGCAGAATTTAGAGAATCACAGGAGCTTTTAGAGATAGCTCAAAAACTTATAGAACGTATCGACAGGGTAGGGCATATCAATGTCAAAGAAATACTCTTTCTCGACGAACTTGAACTCACGCCAAAAGCTCTCGCACGTTGCTACAGCTTACAAGATCTACCCATCCAATTCTTTACCGACAAAAAATACTGCATTGTTGTTTATCGAGCGAATATTGATTACCTTTCCAAACCGCAACTTGTTATTTTGGTATTACATGAACTGATGCACATTCCACTATTAGGCCAAAAGACCATAGATCACGACGTTAAAGACTTCGCAGCGCTCTTAAATCTTAACTGGAATTGGACAAAACGAGGCGCAGAAGTGCCGGATATACTCGAAATAGGCTCTACGAGCGAGTTTGACGAAAATTCGCCGCTCGAGGATTGACGAGGATGAGAAAAAAGATATGGCCATGAGCATTGATACGGCAGAAATCGTAGAAAAAACAGATACGCACGAAGCCACAACGTACAGACCAAATCCAGCGGGGCGAAAGCTCCTGGAAGTTCTTTTGAATCCGGAGCATAGGTTCAAACCGGTAACTGAGATCTGTGTACTGGCAAAAATAAACAGAAGAACTTACTACCGCTTGGCGCATGATAAAAAATTTATGTGCCATTACAAAAGCGAGAGCCAGCGTTTTGTTCGTATGAGCCAGGGGCCCATGGTAAGCGCCCTGGTGAAATCCGCGGTCCGAGGAAATCCCCAAAATCTTAAAACAGCTTTAGCTATGGCCGATCTCTACAAAGAGAAGATGGGCATGGTCCTTAATCCGGATGCGAATGGAAACCCGCAGCCGGTCCAGTTGAAAAGCGACATGGAGCTGGCCGTGAAGTTTGCACGGGCCGCGCATCTATTGTTAAGTAATCCCCAGGTGGCAAAACTCATACAGGATAAACTTAATGCAAACACAAATGCTGGGAACGGAATCGATAGCGGAGATAACGCGATTGATCTCGTACCTGACGCCACAGACAAAGATTGAGCTTCACCAGGTCCTCGACGATATAGTGCCGGATTGGGGCCCGCTGCCTGGCCAGCAAAGCCTCGCGTATGAAAGCGCGGCCGATATTCTTTACTATGGCGGGGCTGCCGGCGGCGCTAAATCAGATCTGCTCCTGGGCCTGGGCCTTACGAAACATACGCTTTCAGTTATCTACCGGCGTGAATCTACACAGCTCGAAGGGCTCACGCAGCGGCTTATCTACGACATGCTCAACTCGAAAAAGGGCTGGAATGATACCAAGCATACACTTCGTCGCGGCGGCCGGCTGATACAATTCGGCTCTTGCAAGGATGCAGGTGACGAGATTGCTTACCAGGGCCGCCCGTACGATCTTGTAGGCTTTGATGAAATTACACATTTCCTCTATAGCCAATTCCGCTTCCTCATCGGCTGGAACCGTACGACGAAACCAGGGCAGCGCTGCCGCGTGGTATGCACCGGTAACCCGCCGACGGCCGCAGAAGGTCGATGGGTTATTGAGTTTTGGGCGCCATGGTTGGACCCGCAGCATCCAAACCCCGCCGCACCTGGCGAGCTCCGGTGGTTTTCAACGATCGACGGTAAGGACCAGGAAGTTGAGGACAGTACGCCGTTTGATCATAACGGCGAGCTCATAACCCCAAAATCCCGTACATTCATTCCTTCCAAAGTAACCGACAATCCTTTCTTGATGGCCACCGGCTACATGTCACAGCTCCAGGCGCTTCCGGAACCATTGAGATCTCAAATGCTCCGCGGCGATTTCCAGGCCGGCGTATCCGACGACGTTTGGCAGATCATCCCGACGTCATGGGTAGAAGAGGCCATGAAACGCTGGACGCCCGACGGTAAGAAGGGTTACATGACGTCTGCCGGTGTTGATGTGGCCAGGGGCGGCAGTGCCAACACGGTAATTGCTACGCGGTATGGCACCTGGTATCCCGAGCTCAAGAAGTTTCCTGGGTCCGAAACTCCTAACGGGGCAATCACGGCCGGCTTGATCATATCGGTTGTGCAAGACGGCGCTCCGGTCCATATCGATGTTATCGGCGTCGGCGGTTCTCCATACGATCACCTGGTATCGAACAACGTCCAGGCAATCCCTATTAACAGTGCATCGAACGAAAACCTGGAAGGGCAGAAAGACAAAGCCTCGGGCCGGCTGTCCTTCCGGAACTGGCGCTCGCTTATGTGGTGGCGGTTTCGAGAAGCCCTTGACCCTCTCTTCAATGCGAACCTGGACCCCAGGCATAAAGACTATCAACCACCGGTCGCGCTGCCGCCGGACCCGAAACTCAAAGCAGATCTGTGTGCTCCCAGGTGGAAGTTGACGTCAAGCGGCATCCTGGTTGAGCCGAAGGTCGATATTGAAAAACGCCTGGGCCGATCGGTTGATGATGGCGACGCGGTGATCATGGCATGGATAGATACGCCGAAGGTTGCGCCGAAGCATGTCGGCTCGAATTGGCGGGCTCACAAACCGAAGGGCTCCTGGAGGTCGGGATGAAAGCTGACGCGACATGCAAATACTGTGGCGCGAAGCTCTAGCTGGGGAAGAGCAAGGACATTACCCCGAACTTGAGGGCGAGTGCGATCTGCATATTCGAGCGCGGCCATGCTGCATGTAAAGATGGTGTGGTCCGGTGGCCGAAGGCGCTGACAGACGAAGAGGCCATGGAAGTATTTTCAGAAGCGGATGGAGGTTGAATAATAACCGGTATAGCAAAAGTCAAAAAGGAGGACTGAGAATGGAGAAAGCATTATTTGTGATAGGTGCGTTGTTGGTAATCGCGGTGATCTGTTATTTCATTTGGCGAAACAATCCAAAGACGGTAGCCGAGGGGAAGGCCGTAGCGGCAGATGTAGGGGATGCGGCGGCCAAAGTGGCCGAGGACGTTAAAGCCGGCGTGGCCGATTTGAAGAAGTAGGAATCCAGGAGGGGGGAGGGGGTCAAGCCATGAGCATCTACTACTTCCAGCTCGGCGGTTTGCGCCGCGAGTTCCATAAGGATACCGTGAAGTTTGGGTTTAAGCCGGAGGCAGCCCATGAAGACTAACAAAGACTATTCGACGAACAGGGTCCTCGAATGGTGCTACGCCGTGTGGGTGGTCATAATGTTGTTGTTGTCATGGTTAATAACGAAAACGTGAAGGAGGGAATTGCTTTATGTTGTATCAATTAGGCGGTTTAAGCCGAGAGTACCATCACATAGCCGACCGTAACAAGGTGCCCGTAGTCTACGAGCCGACAATGGTGATTCTCAATGAGCGCATGAAAGGCCGCAGTTTCCATATACCACAGGAAGCCATGTGGAAATACATCGAGCCGAAGGATAACCAAGATGCAATCGACGCCGACCAGCGCGATTTCAACGAAATAATAAAGGCGATCAATGAGCGCTTCATCAACCTACGGGTCCGGAAGAAGATCACTCCGAAGAGTAACGCCCTGGCATGGGATGAGATAGGCCTGGAAACGTGGCAACTACAGATAGCCATGCGGGCCGCGGACTTCGCCATGAAGTCAGCCATGCGAAACAAGATGCTCCTGTGCCTGGTGTTTAACCTGTCCCTCTGTTTGCAGATATTCGAGATCACGGTTTCCGGTGATTCCATGGCCCAGCTCTTAATGTTCATCCAGGACGGACTTGACGAGCTAAAGAACATGGCGCCGCTGGAACCGGAGAAGGGCCAGGTAGCCGGCGAGGCCACGATGTACGAAGGCACTACGAAGATCGGCACCAGCGAGGTTAGGATTACGGATACTGAACTGATTACCGAGCACAGCGAAACGGAGGGGAGTGCGTGACGGAAGAGGAGTTTATCTATAACTTTATTATCCCTATACTCGTGGTGTGGTGGATGCTATGGGAATGTTTTGAGCTATGACAAAAAATCTTGCGCCGGAAGGCCGCGAAATGCTTAATGGTTTGACTTTCGTTTTGGGCCGTCAAAAAAATTCTATTGACATTCATACCCGAGCTGGTGTAGAGCATGTCCAAATAGAACCTTGTTTTACCGGTCAGATCGTTTTACATTTCAACGAAGGCGGTTTTGACGGAGCTGAAAAAAATGTGAAGATGAAATTGAAGTAACACAGTCCAGGACAACGGAAAGCTCTCCCGCCGAGTAAGCGCCGTTCCTGTTTTTGTGGCTTATGCCACGACAGGAGCGGTTTTTTTATGGCCTCTACTCTCGATAATGTAAAAACCCAACGGACCGGAATCGCCCAGGGCGAACGCAAAAAAGAGATCGAAGGCATTGAGGTTTGGGAGAAGAAAGATAACCCACTGGACCAGGACGAGGCCCAGGAGCGGTTACGAAAGCTCATGCAGTGGCGGCGCCAGGCCAGGATAGCACAGGCCGACAACCGCACGGAAATGGCTACCGACGAGGATTTCTACGACGGTATCCAATACACGCCCGAAGATCTCAACATCTTACTTAACCGCAACCAGGCCCCCCTTGTCTATAACGTCACAAAGAACACAATCAACTGGCTGCTCGGCACCGAGCGCAAATCCCGCATAGACTACCGCATACTGCCCCGAAAGAAGAAGGGCGCTCAATCCGCGAAGATCAAGACGAAGATGTTTAAGTACATCAACGACGTCAATAAGGGCGAGTATATGCGGTCCCTTGCCTTTGAGGATTGCGTCAAGGCCGGCCTGGGATGGATAGAAGTGGGAGCCCGTAACGTGAAATGGGATGAGCCCATATTCATCCGGCGTGAAACCTGGCGTAATATTTGGTTTGACCACCTATGCCGCGAGCCGGACGGCCGCGATCAGCGATTCCTCTTCCGCGAAAAGTGGGTTGACCTGGACGTGGCCATTGGTCTGTTTCCCGAGCGTGGCGAACGCATAAAGGTCCAGGCCGAATCAGTCAATAGTATGTATCCGTATCTTCCCGACGACGTGGTTATCACCGATTATGCGTCGGAGTTTGATATGGAAAGTGATCTTTCTATCTTCTACGGCGGGCCCTGGGATGGCGCGCGGCAGCGGGTAAAGCTGATCGAGGGCTGGTACCGGATGCCGCAGCGAGTGAAGATCATGCAGATGCGTGACGAGGACACGCCCTACGGGGCCCTGGACGGCGCAATCTACCGGCCGGAGTGGGAAGAGCACAAATACCTGGTCGAAGGTAAATACTTCACGACGTACGAAACATTGAAGATGGTTATACGTCATGCCATTTGGGTAGGCAAGACGTTCTTACAAGATAGCCTCAGCCCCTATAATCACGACCGATTCCCCTTTATTCCTTTCTTCTGTTACCGCCGCCAGCGCGACGGCATGCCCTACGGCGTCATTCGGGATATACGCGACCCGCAAGACGATCTGAACAAGAGGCGCAGTAGGTCACTGTTCTTGCTGACGGCAAAGCAAGTTATCGCCGAGAAAGGCGCGGTTGATAATAAGAACGAGGCATCCGAAGAGCTGCATAGGCCCGACGGATGGGTGGACACTAACCCTGGTAAGAAGTTTGAGGTTATTACCCAGGAACAGTTAGCCAAGGAACATGTCGAGCTGGCCCGTGACGACGAGCGATTCATTCAGAATATCGCTGCCGGCACTACCGAAGAGAACCTGGGCCATGAAACCAATGCAATATCCGGCAAGGCAATCCAGGCCCGCGAATCCCAGGGGCTTACGACTTCCGGCGTGGTGTTTGACAATTACTACTTCGGCTTCCAGCTCGAGGGAGAGGTCCTTAACTCGCTGATCGAGCAATTCAAAGACAAACAGGAAGAGATCCGCGTAACCGGCGACGAATCGAAGGATGAGTTTGTCGAGGCAAATAAGTGGAATCCGGAAACGAGAACATTTGAGAACAGCATCACGGGATCAAAGGCTGATTTCTATGTCGGCAAACAGGACTTCCGCGAAACTATCCGGCTCGCGCAGATGGATAAGCTGAGTGAAATGATAATGAACTTGAGTAAGGCTATGCCGGAAGTAGCTATCAAATTACTCGACCTGGTTGTGGACTTCATGGACGACTTCGAGCATCAAGACGAAATGGTTGCCCGTATCCGCGACATTAACAAGATGCACGCTCCGGAAGATGAAATGACCAAAGAGGAACGCGAGGCCTTGAAGCAACAGAAAGAAAAAGCCCAGGCAGAGCAAGAGGCCATAAAACAGATGCAAACGGCCCTGGCCCAGCTCAACCTACAGATGGCTCAGGCTAAAGTGGACGCCGAACAGGCGAAGGCATTTAAGACAAAGATCGATGCCGTGGAAAAGAAGCTCGACGGCTTCTTGAAGGCTGTGGAAACAGCGACGGCACTTTTGGCCAATCCCGCGGCGGTTGCGGCTGCCGACAAGCTGATTAAAGAAGCAGAA